ATCACAAGCCATCAAAGTGGTCTTCAAGCCGATGCCGACTTAAACGCCCCTTACGTCCTTGGTCACTACAATTCTCAACTCTATGAGATTGTCGATGGTGCTGCTGTCTCTAAAGACGATTCCGTGATAGCTGCTCAAAACAAAGTAAAAGTAGACATAGAAATGCGTACTCTCAGGGATGGTATGTTGGCTGATTCAGACTGGACTCAAATGCAAGATGTACGCTTTAACGTAGGCGTTCAATCAGCTTGGGCTACCTACCGACAAGCCCTTCGCAATGTACCTGCTAACAACTCTGATTGTGCATCGATGGCCGATATAGACTGGCCTACACCCCCAACATAAAGGAGTCACACTATGTCTGATCTTAGTGTAGCCGACTCCTTAAAATCCTCAGTAACTCACCTAGAGAACACTATAAACGAATCGATAGCTTCAGGTGATTCTGAGTGTGCCATAGATCAAACTTCTCTGCGTCACTTCTACACAGACGCAATACCGGAGTACGGTTGTGGTATTTACACAAGAGAACTAACCGTCCCAAAAGGGATGACCTTTGTCGGTAAAATCCATAGACATTCACACATGACCTTCCTTCTAAAAGGGGAACTAATGGTTGTATCGTCTACTGGAAAAGTACACATGAAAGCACCTCATACATGGGTAACCCCCATTGGCGCAAAACGGGCTTTCCATGCACTAGAGGATTCTATTCTCACCAATGTACATATCACTCAACACTTGGGTGAAGACAAATTAGAACAAATGGAGGAAGAGGTAATCGCCCCGTCTTATACATCTATGGGGCTTGATGAACCTGACCTTAAACTTTTTTTGGAGAACACATAATGAGTTTTGTAGCAGCAGCAGTAATTGGTAGTTCAATCGTAGGTGGAATAGCGTCCCATGCCGCAGGTAAGTCAGCAGCCCGCGCTCAAAAGGAAGCCGCAGAAATGCAAGCAGAAGCATTTAGGTTCTCTAAGCCCTACATCGAGCGTAACTACGACTCAGCAGAGGCCAACCTTAATGATTCTTTATCCGCAGGGGCTTACACGGGTAAGACTTACGCTGGCCCTAATGACATGCAACTCCAAGGTAATAACTACATCGGTAACATGGGCGCTATGGGGGCAGAAGGTGCTTATAACCTTACCCAAAGCGGTCAAGGATTCGGCCAAAACGCTAATGACATATATGCGTCATCTCAGGATGACCGTATGGGTATTGCCCAGGATTATGCGATGAATAACTCCAGTGGATTGGTCGATTCCGCTATGCGCGATGACACTCGTAATCTCCAAGAGAATACCCTGACAGGCATTAATCAAGACGCCAGCGGCACAGGAAACATGAACTCCTCTCGCGCTGGTGTAGCTGATGCAGTAGCTAACCGTGGTTACAATGACCGTAAAGCCGATGTCACTTCAAACATCAACCAGCAGCTAATGAATCAGTCTTTAGGACAACAGAACCAGCAGTTTAGAGATAGTGTTATGGCTAACAAGGGTGTCTCTAATGCATATAGCCAAGGTATAAACTCAATGGGTACGATGGGTGACTTTATGACTGGCGCTGGGGGTAATCTTCAAGGCTTTGAGCAGGATCGCTATAACGACAACCGCTTCAGGTTTGAAGATTCAAGAGACTATGGTCTTAACCAAAACATCAAGTATCAGCAAGGTATCTTGGGTCAAGCACAGTACCAGTCACCACAGAATCCTGTTCTGCAATCGGCCAGTCCTACGGCAGCGGCATTTGGTGGTGCGATGCAAGGTGCGAGTCTGGGTTTAGACTACGCTAAGTATAAGAATGGATAAGGGAATTAAATTATGGCTTATTTAAATAAAGTGATGGGTGACGCTGTCAACTATGGCGCACCACTATCCTCAAGGATGTCTCCCAAAGAACAACAGCTTAGATTGCAGCAAGAGCAGAAAGAGCAGCAAGAAATAGAAAATCAAAGACTCAGAGATGCACAATTCCAAGTTGGTCAGGATAGGTACTCGCGTATGGCTGCCCCCGTACTTAACTATGCCAGTGGCGTAGCAAAAGACAGGCGAGAAAATGGCGCTCCAACTGCATACGGTGTTGGTGAAGGGTTACGCGATGGTGTGCAGTATTTACAGGACAATCCGTCTTTGGGGGCGCTAAGTAGAACTCGTAATTTAGTTGGGGGCTTGGAAGGCGCGGTAAACCTTGGTAGAGGCGCTTTAGGAATCGAAGGTGAAACCGATTTGTTTGACCCCGTGAAGGCGAGACTTGACCAAACTGACTTACCAGATGCGCCTATTAACCCTCCTATGTCACAGGATATTTCAAACAGGCTTAATGCACAGACTGGTAATGGCGCTTTAACCCAATACGCCCTAGATGCCAATCAATTACCCGAAAGAAACATGAATACTGGTGCGCTTGAGGAGTTGGGCGAGGCTCCTTATGAGCATCTGCTTCCTAATGGAACTCCGCAAACCCATACGATGCCAGATGGTACTGAGATGGATGGAGCAACTCACGAAGATAGTTTAGGTGTTCTCTCCGGAGAAAACTCAGGTAGTAAAACCACGAACAGTAGAAAAGACGGAATTTTAGCCAAGGTTGGTGAAGCTGCCAGCGTTGACCGCTCTGGTACGACCACGGGTAACAAGAGAGATGCCGCAGCACTTTCTGTGCCTAGACAAAAGATTGAACTATCAGAAATGCTCATGCGAGTAGGTGGTGCTATCACAGGTGCTTCTGACAAAGGCGCTCTCGCTTCAATCGGCGCTGGTACAAATGTTTACGGTGCTATTAAAGATGAAAATAGGGCAATGGAAATGCAGCAATATGAAGCTGACCAGAAAGCCTATGACGCTGAAGAGAATCGCAAGATTCAACGTATGTCTGCAACAGGCGGTAGTGCCTCTCAACAAAAAAACGCAAGAACAGATCAGCAGACCTTGGCTGCTGGGTTGGCTAGAGTTAAAGCTTATGACGGTCTAGCGTCTGATATTACCAAGGCTGGTGATAACGTGTCGGGAGCTTGGGATGGAACTGTTGGTAAGCTTTGGGATCGCGCAACTGGTGATCCTAATGCTGCTCTTAGGCTGCGTATGGAAGACGTTAGAGTCGATGCGGCTCTGGTCAAAGTAGCCCAAACTAAAGGTGCTATCTCAGATAGAGAGATGTCTTTGTTCTTATCTCCGATGCCTACCATGATGGACGATGAAAAAGTCTGGTTAGATTGGCTTTCGATGCAGCGTCATGTAACTGTTGCTCTCAATGACCGCATCAGTGGAAATGTTACCGTTGACCAGTTTGATAATAATTTATCACCAGAAATGGAAAAGTACGCTCAAGCGTACCCAGACCAACGCGCTTCTACTGATACACTTTTAACTAAGTATGGAATAAATTAACGGAGTTATAACCTATGTCTGAACGTCTGCAACAGATTTACTCAGCATTATCTGCCGCAGACAAAGCGGGTAACACAGAGGACGCTCAGAACTTGGCTAACGCTTATAAGCTAGAGCGTGATAGGTCAGAAAAAGCCTCCGGTGGTATGCAGCCGTTTAGATCAAGGATAAAGCCACCAACAGACAATGCATTCCAGTACTCTGTGGATCAAGCGCAGAGGATGGGTGGTAAAGGTCTTGAGGCTTTGGGCCGTGCAACACAATCCCCACAGATAGAAAACTATGGTACGTCAGTCGTTAAACAGCAAGACGGTGATATATCTAAGGGTGGCTACAAGCCGTCTTACACTAAGTCACTGCGCGACACTTTTAACGAAGATGGCCTTTCTTCTGCTATGGGCTGGCTAGGCGAGAAAACGGCAGAAAACTCTGTGTCTGGCGGTGCTGCCTTAATAGGCGGTGTTGCGTCAGCGGCTGTCGCTTCAGTGTCTGCACCAGCCGCAGCAGTAATTGGTTTAACTACTTTAGCGGGTAGTGCGGCCATGGGCGCAGGCGAAGCAGCATTTGAGCAAGAAGATAAGGTAGGAGACTACGATTCTTCTCTAGCCGTGGGACAAGGAATAATAATAGGTATTCTAGACAAGTTCGGTGCTGGTAAAGTAATACCGAAATCTAAACTTATGTCTATGACTACCAAAGAGATAACTGACGAGCTTTCTAAAAAGGGATACACCCAAGCCGCTAAAGAAATACTGCAAAAGACTGCTGTAGAGGGTGCTACTGAGGTAGCCCAAGAAGGTGTCTCAATGGCTGGTGCAGCATCCAGAGGAGGCGAATACACCAATGATGAAGTATTAGACCGTGGTATTGAAAGCTTTGCGTTAGGATCTACCAACGCGGGTATTGCCCAAGGTGTCATGGGTACTGGTAACGCTATAGTTAATGGTAAGCCAGCGTCACTAAGTGACCGTGCCGCCCAAGCTACTTTTGCACAACGCCTAGACACACTTCAGCGAGAGGGTGACATAGATGGTAACCCATTTGATTTAAGCGACTTAGATACAACTTCAGAGACTGGTGTCCGTGCGCTAGTTGACGCTGCCCATCGTGCTATAGATGCCGAAATAAAAACCAAAGAGAGCGATCTAAAGCCCTTCTTAGACCCTAATGACAAGTCTTTAAACTCTCAGCAAAAAGCTGACAGAATCAAAGTCATTAATATGCTAAAGCAAGCCCGTAACAAAACTAAATCTGTAGTTGGTGCAAAAGACTTTGCTCTACTTAAAAAGCTAGTAGGGGATACACCCGATGGTCAGAGGCTTATCAATTTAGTCAAAGAGAGCCAAGAGCAAACGAAAGTTTGGAACGCAGGTATGGTTGGTGGTGTCTCTAAGTATACTGACCTATCCAACCCCATACCTTCAAACACTAACTACTCAGGACAGCAGACTCTAACTAACTCTATCAAGGGTTTAGGTACAGGCGGTCTTGCGTATACTTCTGGTGGTGCTTCTTTGATACCACAAGCAGCTATATTTGCTGGTGGCAGGCTGATCGACAAAGCCACAGGAAGACGATCAAAAGTAAGGCGGTATATCGACCAGAACAAAGGTGGCGATGCTTTCTCTGAGGTATCTGGAACAGGTCAACGTGATATTACCAGAGCAGAAATGATTCAAGCTGGTATAGATAAGTCTATAGAGCGTGAAAGCGTAGCCCAAGAGAAGCTAGATGAGAAAGAACTTAAAGCCCAAGACAAAGCTTCTGAGAAAGAACGTAAAGCCCAAGACAAAGCTTCTGAGAAAGCCGCAAAGGAGCAAGATGCCGCTATAGAAAAAGATATAGTAGCGCAAGAAAAAGCGGCCAATAAAGAAATTAACGATCTACTAAAGGCGGCTGAAAAAACTCGTAAAAAAGCTGTGGCTGATGTCCTTAAAGAACAGGCGGCACAAGTGTCAGCGGGACTTAAAGCACAAAAAGCTGCTGCTTCCGAAGCTAAAGCAGCTAAAAAACTAGCTGACACTAATAAAAGGTTATCCGATGCTGCTGCTGCCAAGCAAGCTACCTTAGACGCTAAAGCGGCTAAAGCATCTGAAGATGCTTCGGTAGCTGCGGGTATTGAAGCCCTTAGAGTTGAGACTACACGTTCATTAACCCAAGAAAACGCACCAGCCCAAAAAGGTAGTCCCCAATATATAGTCGAGAAAGCTACAGGTCTTAATAGATCAGGTGTCGCTAGAGTCCTGCGTATTATTAAAAGTAACGCAAGCACAAAGCGGGGCGTAAGAATCCAGATAGCTAAGTATGAGCAGAGTGTAGATACAGGTGGTCTGATTGACTTTGAAATCATAAGAAAGATCAATGTCGAAGTCGATAAGCATAAAACGCTAAAGGCATTAATGGTTGCCCCTAGAGATGCCGAAATAGGCACTCAAGCTATCAACACTCAAGTGCAAGTTATCAGGACTCAAAAAGACATTAATTACCAAGCAGGAATCGATAGCAACAGGCTCGTCATACAGGAACTTGATTCTGCTCTAAAGGCCGATAAGAAAATTAGCATCGTTAAAAAAGGAATCTTAATCTCTGCCCTGTCTAATATGGGTAAAGACTTAGGTAAAAATCCTATCGGTAAGCTGCAAGAAATAGAAGCTAACTTGTTAGATCAAGGTATCAGTCAAGAGCAGATGGGGATGTACTTTAAACCTTATCTTGACCGTGTTCTTGGGCAACAAAGGCCAGTAGAACAGCCAGTGATGCAAGAAGAAATACCACAATAGAAAAACATAAGGAGAGTTATGTGAGTACTAAAGCAGTGGACTTAGTCCGTTACCTAAAAACAATCCAAGAAGTCACCGAAAGTCCCTATCTCGATAAAGAGCAGCGCATACATATACTCAAAGAACTGCGCCGTGAGTTACCACCTGAAATGATGTGTGTATCGTCTATAAACACTAGACAGATCATTGAGAAAATACTTGAGGATAAAATACCTAATGGAAAAGAAGCCACCAAGAAAGCAACGCGCAGTATCACCCCCAAAACCACTAACCCACCCTCAAAGGGCGCAGAAGAACAGCTACTTCAAGACGCTGATGTCCACACCAGAGGGTCGGGCATTGAGAAAGGAGTGGTCAAACAAGCCCAAAAAAAACGCAGGTCGGCCAAAGGGAGTGCCTGATGGACACCGTAAGGACACCATCGCCCCACTTCGTGAACAAGCCAAACTTGATGCAAAGAAGGTAGTAGAGATTATGAGCGATAAATTCAATATAGAAGACGAGTATCAAAAAGAGGCACTGACCACGGCAGTAGAGGTAATGCGCCTAGTCGGTGAGACCAGAGAGCGCCTAGCGGCTGCACGACTGGTTCTCGACTTCACTAAAAGTAAGCCAGCGAGTAAATCTGATGTCTCTATCTCTAGAGCCGAAGATTTCCTAGCTTCCCTATTGCAAGAGGATGAGCAGCCCGATGCACCAGAAAATAGCCAAAGTACGGAAGAGACTACTGACTGATTTCAGTTACTATTCAAATGCAGCACTCAAGATCAGAACAAAGCTAGGCAACATATCCCCTCTCAAGTTAAATTCAGCGCAGCAAATACTCAACAAAGCAGTCGAATCCCAGATAGCATCTGAAGGAAAAATCCGTGTGATTATCCTAAAGGCTAGGCAGCAGGGGTTGTCCACCTACACGGGTGGCTACTTGTATTTCTCTGTGAGCCAGAAGGCTGCAAGTAAAGCGATGGTGATCACACACCACTCAGACTCTACACGCGCACTCTTTGATATGACTAAGAGATTCCATGAGCATTGCCCTGAGATACTGAAGCCACATACTAAGTATTCCTCAAGACGGGAGATGAACTTTGACGTACTTGACAGTAGCTTTGTGGTTGCGACAGCGGGTGGTGAATCTATTGGACGCGGGGAAACGCTTACGCATGTACACGCATCAGAACTCGCATTCTGGCAAAAGAGTACCGCGCTGGACAACTGGAACGGACTTACTCAGGCAGTACCTAACGCCAAAGGCACGGCTATTTTTGTCGAGTCTACGGCCAATGGAGCAACAGGCATATTTGCTGATCTGTGGCGTGGCGCTGTGGATGGCTCAAATGGGTTTGTGCCTGTTTTTATTCCTTGGTTTACTGATCTCGATTACCGTGAGCCAGTGCGAGATGACTTTGAAAGAACTCCAGACGAAGAAGACTTAGTTGATCTCTACACCCTAGACAATGAGCAGCTAATGTTTAGGCGTAGGAAGATAGCCCAAAACGGCATCGACCTATTTCGCCAGGAATACCCTAGTGAACCCGATGAAGCATTCTTGACAACGGGTAGGCCAGTGTTTAATCCAGAGCAGATATCCAAGAACCTAAAAGACACCCAAGAACTCAAAGAGCGTCTTGCCTTAGAAGGCGATGAGTTTGTCAACAATGCCCGTGGTGAACTCAGTACCTACAGAAAGCATGTAGAGGGTGAGAGGTACGTCATCGGTGCTGATGTCGCTATGGGTGTGCGGGGAGGAGATTACTCTGTCTGCCAAGTGCTGGACTCCAAAAAGCGACAAGTCGCAACGTGGCGTGGGCATGTACATCCTGACTACTTTGCAAACGTCCTGTATGCGCTAGGTGAGTACTACAACGAAGCCTATATTTGTGTAGAAAATAACTCACACGGCATCCTGACTTGTACGCGGCTAGGCAAGGATATGGCATACCCCAATTTCCACACAGAGCAGCAGTTGGATAAGCTGACTGACCGTGAAACCACCAAGCTAGGTTTTACGACAACTCAGAAGACAAAGCCTCTTATCATCGACCAGCTACGCGCATCAATGCGTGAGGAAGAGTTGGAAATAAACTGCAAAGTCACACTGCGCGAAATGCTCTCTTACATAGTCACTGAAAGTGGTGCTATGCAAGCTGAAGCTGGTTGCTATGACGATTGTGTCATGGCACTGGCTCTAGCTAATCACGTTCACACTGGTGCGTGGACTCCTGTCGAATCCACCGATAATTTTTATATTGAAATGGTTTAATTATGGCTAAGAAAAAGGACTACAAGAAACTCTCTGACGCAGAGATAGTTGCATTGTGCGATGAAAGTGTAGGTCGCTCAGTGGGCTACCACGACAGCGCCTTGAGCCGTGAACGTGCAAATGTGATGGAGTACTACAGCGGCAATATGCCCAAGCCTACCCATGACGGGAACAGCAAGTATGTATCTTTAGATGTTTGGAATGCCGTAGAGTCAATGCGAGCGGCTTTACTTGAAACTTTCGCCGCTGGTAACAAGATCGTACACTTTTCTCCAGAGAACGAAGATGACGTAGACATGGCGAATGTCTGCTCTGAGTATACCGACTACGTTGCACACAGGCAGAACGATTTGTACTCAGTAATGTCATCAGTGATTCACGATGGTCTCACTGCGCGTGTAGGTATAGCCAAAGTGTTCTGGCAGCAGCAATCAGAAACTACCTCTGAGTTCTTTGAGAACTTGAGTGAAGACGAACTAGATATGTTACTGGCACAAGACAATGTGGAGTTAGGTGAGACAGAAGAAGATGAACTTGGTCTTACTTCCGGTGAGATACGGATCACCCGCGATACTAGCCAAGTAGTAATAGAGAATATACCTCCAGAAGAGTTCCTCATTGAATCACAAGCGAAGTCTCTAGATAGCGTGTTGTTTTGCGCCCATCGAACTAAAAAGACTATCTCTGATTTAAGATCAATGGGCTACTCAGAAAAACTGTTAGACAAGATAGGCGATCACACTGACGTTGACCTAGACACCGACTTGGAAGTCTTGGCGCGTCACGACTCTATCAATGCTGACAGGGGCTTCAACAGCCAAGGTTACCAAGATCAAGTTAGGACGGTAATGGTTCACGAAGTTTATATGGAGTTGGACGTTGAGGGGTCGGGAGTTGCTGAACTCTATAAGATAATGAAAGCCGGTAATGTGCTTCTTGAAAAAGAGAAGGTTAATAGAAAACCATTCATTGCATTTGTTCCGCTCCCGATCCCTCACGCTTTTTACGGTAATAACTTTGCAGACAAACTGGTGGCTACACAGAATGCCAGAACTGTCTTAACTAGGTCTATATTAGACCACGCAATGATTACCAATAACCCACGCTATCAAGTTCTGAAGGGTGGTCTCACGAACCCGAAAGAACTAATCGATAACCGTGTTGGAGGATTGGTCAACGTGACCAGACCTGATGCGATTACACCTATGCTTCAATCGCCACTTAATCCGTTTGTCTTCACAACAATAGACATGCTTGCTAGTAACATGGAAGAGACAACGGGTGTCAGTAGTTTAAGCCAAGGCTTAGATAAGAATGCCCTTTCCAAACAAAATTCAGCCGCTATGGTTGAACAGTTGGCTACGATGTCACAACAGCGTCAAAAGATAATAGCCCGTAACTTTGCTACGCAGTTTGTAAAACCTCTTTATCAGTTTATATACCAGTTAGTAATTGAAAATGAGGATACAGAAAAGGTCGTTGAGATTAGTGGTAAGTACATTGAGATCAACCCTAGCGACTGGGCAGACAAACGTGATGTAACTGTAGAACTTTCCCTTGGCTATGGTGAGCAAGAAAAGGAAAGTAAAAAGTACATGGCTATGCACCAAGTCTTCCAAGCTGACCCTAGTCTTTCAAAGATGTACAGCCCTCAAAACCAATTCCAATTAATGTCTAAGGTTATGGAATTATCGGGTATCAAGAATGTAGCTGAATACCTAACTAGCCCTGACAAGTTGCCAGAGGAGCAACCTGATCCAGCACAAGAACTTCAGTTAGAACTAATGAAGAAACAGCTTGAAGTACAAGAGCGCCAGACTGCCCTTGGAGAGATGAAGGCCAAGATGGAAATGCAGAACATGCAAATGAAGCTGGAACTTGAACGTCTGAAAGCTGAGAACCAGTTCGCTATACAAAGCGATAAGGTTGATCTGAGTGAAGCACAGTTGAATCACAAGAAAGTAATCGATACCGCAGAACTTATTCTGGCACAAGAAGCAGATGAGATCACGGCTATCGCCTCACCGAATGGGTAACCATTCTTTAACCACTATGTTCTTAAAAGGAGAGCAGCATGGAAAACGAAGCAACATTAGTAAACCAAGGTTCAGAAGCAGAAACGCTACTGGGTACAGAAGCATTCACCCGCACTATTAATTCGCTGGTAGATTCAACTGTACAAGCATTCTTATCTTCTGCGCCTGATGAATCTATAAAGCGTGAAGAGGCATACAACCATTATCGTGCAGTCAGCGATGTGGTAAATACCCTTCGCCAGCAAGTTGAAGTGCGTGATCAAATAAGCGCAAAAGTAACCAAAAAACAAGAAGAGGAGTAGCACTATGTCAGATGATAACGTGCAGCAAAGCTTTGATCTTGGCGATGAAATGTCTTCGGACGATGTCGCAGATGCCATATTAGCAAACTGGATGGACGCTGATGAAGATCAGCTATCTGAGAAAGGTGAACTAGAGGCAACAGAGGAATCTACAGATGAACAAGAGACTGAAGACGTAGATGAATCTGATGAAACTGAGTTAGATGAAGAAACCGAACAAGAAGCTGAGTCAGAAGAAGACCCTGATGCGGAATCCGAAGAGACTGAAGAAGAGCCAGAGGAAGTCAACATTTCCGATGACACAATGGTAGAACTTCAAGTCGATGGTGAGACCAAACAGGCATCTTTGAAAGACTTAAAGCGATTGTACGGTCAAGAAGCGTCACTCACACGAAAGTCTCAAGAAACAGCAAACCAGAAAAAAGAAGCCAATGAAGCAATGCAACGTGCAGATGCGTCATTACAAGCCCTGCTTACTAACGCTAGAGAGAAGTTTAAGCCCTACGAAGAAGTCGATATGTTAGTTGCCTCGCGGCAGATGAACCCCGATGACTTTGCGGCGCTACGCTCTGAAGCTAAAGCAGCAGAAAGCGATCTTAAATTCCTCACAGAAGAGGCTAATAGCTTTTATGGTGACCTCCAAAATAAACAAGCAGCACAACAGCGCGAGAGTGCCAAGTCCTGCATTGAGGTTCTCCAAAAAGAGTTGCCAGAATGGTCTACAGAGTTATACAACGACATTCGGCATCACGCTATTAACAGTGGTTTACCAGAAGAGTCTGTCAATCAATATACCGATCCTAACGTGATCATGTTGCTACATAAAGCAATGATGTTTGATAAGTCGAAGTTGGTAGCCAAGTCTAAGAAAGCTAAAGCACCCGCGAAGGTTTTACGCAGTAAGAAAGCACCGCCCAATAAAACTGATCAACGC